CATGTGCGCCAGTGAAAGGGCCATAGTTTGAGCCAGCCCCTTCAGCATAAAAGTCGAACCCGTTTGCAGCACCGATAAGGCCAGACGTCTGTACCCTGCTGCCTACTGCGTAAAAATTTGTTCCTCTAATGCCATGGGCACTAGTTGACGCATGATTTGAGGGCACTTGACCAAATAACGCGGGATGCGCTTGCCTAGTGACTGCCGTTACCGCAGAAGCGGTACTCACGTTTAAATTATTAGCAGAAAAAATACCACCAATGATTCCGTCTGTGTGAACCACACCAGCGGCGTTAACTTCAAATGCGTGTTCATTGGGAGTGTTGCCAGTTCCTGCCTGTAACGCAATGTTAGCAAGAACGGAATTTGCGGTTATTTTTCCACCATCTATAGTCGTTGAGTTGGCATTTATGTCTGCCGCCGCACCGCCAGATGCTAGCAGTCCACTCGTTGTGACAGTATTAGTTCCATCGGTAACAGTAGTACCGTTGGTGAATGTGACTACACCATCAAATGAGAATTGGGCCACAGGAGTCAAAAATGCTGGAGACCCTGTGCCCCCACCGCTTGTTCCTTCTACTACGGACCATGCACTTGACCAATACTTATTGGACGCCCCGATATCTAAGACAGGAGGGGTTGTGGACCATCCTGTGGTCAAGCTTGTAAAGGCCCCGGTAGAGAAATTATAGGCAGAAGAAGAGGGAGTAGAGGGAGCACTAGCCTGATTGACATTATAGTAAACCACACCATTATGAGTTATCTTGGGGTCTGCTGCCGCCGGGTAGCTGGTAGAAGTAGCTGTAACTGTAGCAGACCAAGCACTTGCCACCCCCGATCTATTGAATGAACGAGCCCAGTAGAATCTAGCCAATCCTTCGCCCACTTGGTCTATAACTGAGGTATTACTAGTGCGTAGAAAAAGAGAAGAAGCAGATAAATTATCGCTCGTGTGTCGGTTTATCTGAACGTATGAAAAATCGGCATTTGTTGGGTTGACCCAAGTGAGCTCTATTGACCCCTGCTTGGCTGCCGCAGATAAGCTTGTGACTACGCCCGGAGCTGTGGCGTGTGCTGTAATAGAAGTGGCTGAAACAATGAGCTGGGCACTTGACGCACCTATGGCAGAAACCGCTTTTACCCGGACATCTATTGATTCCCCGGTCTTAAAACCGGAAATGAAAGCAGAAGTACCCAATGAAACCACGTCGTTAGAATAAACAGAGTCAGACGCATATTTCCACTGAACAACGTATCTTTCCACAAACTGGTCCACGCTGGCAGTCCACGTTACTGCGGCTCTCACTAGAACAGTTCCATCTGTCTGCACTAGATAATTGCTAGAGCCCACGTTAACCGATAAACTGGTAGCCGGGGCCACTGAGAATGGGTCTGGTAGGTTTGTATCTGGTATGTTATCGGCTGCTGTCTTGGTGGACCAAGGGTATATGGAGTTTTGATGCTCTATTAGAGTAACGTCAACAGTGCCGTCCGAATTAAGTCCAAGCTTAAATACCCTAAAAGTCTTTGATGACCATGATGGTGTACTATGAGTTACATCTACAATATCGCCTATTGAAACGTTTAGGGCTTCGCTTGTTGATTTAAACGAAGTTACCAAAGCATTGCGTGACCTCTTCAAGGCCATTTCAGCCATGTCTTTTGCTGTGTAGATATTGGTAGTAGAAGGGAGGTCCATTTGCTTGACTAGCTCAACCCCACCGTCTTCTGTGAGATACCCGGACTCCTCTGAACTACCAGCCACCGGGTACTCTATCTGGTCCATTTGCCAATTAGCATCAGGATTGGGGAAAGTAGCAATAATTCGATTGAATTTAGTCTTCTTGCTCTCACTCTTAATTCTGAGCCCACCTATTATGTGGGATTCATTGAAGCTGAACGTAGAGTTACCTTGGTCTTCCACTATTAGGCCATACAAACCTTGGCGATAAAGCATCAACCCTCTCATACTAGATAATATGCTTTTAGTATTGGCCAGAAGGGTGTTTTCAGTGTTCACTACAGCATTGCATTCGAAAATCTTTTGTGTGCCCGAACCGGAATAAGATGTAACTAGGGCGTCACATTTATTTGCAGCCGCATCAAATAAGGTATCGTCAATAAATGAAGCTGCCAAGCCTTTTCCATATCTAGTATTGGTGAGGTAGTCCCTTAAACACAGCGCTGGATTACTACTCAACGCCACTGTGGCTGTTGCATTTGTGCGAGTGTCATAGACTTTTTTACCTTGTACTACGGCATGAATGGTTGGGATGCCACTAAATGTCTCTTGGTCCCACTTTAGCCTAACTGCAAGATACGCAACCCCTCTCAGTCTGTGGTTGTTAGTCCAACCTATATCAGCGGCAACAAGGGTTGAATCGGCTGCTTGACCATCAGTGCCCAAATATTTGTTGATTGTCACTAAGCCTGAGAATTTGCTATCAGTGCTGATGATGTCGTTAATGTAAATATCACCGATACTGTGGACCTCACCTTCACACAAATCGAGGACGATATAAAGGTAAGTGTTGTCAGTTCCGCTCGTTGCCATAAACACACGAGTTCCACCTACTTTTCTTTGTCCATAAACTATGGGCCTTGCGGCTATGTTACTTTGTTTGTTGACCAAAACGCCTTTATATTGATTTTCAAGATCATCCATATTTGGAATGTCTATAAACCAACCGATTATGTCGCTAATCGCGTCAACTGTGACGTCTATTATTGCTTGGCCAAAATCGCCAATAGCATTAATAATTCCGCTTAAAATCCCCATTATGCGCGACCCCACTTGATATCACGAATAGAATCCGGGGCAAATTCAAAACCTCTATCACCATCAAAATGCATTTGCTGGCTGTTGTGGTTAGTTCTTCTACCAGACTTTTTGGCGAAATCGGACCAGTGGGAGGCGGCCGTCAGAACTATGGTGCTAGTGTTGTCACTGTCACTGATGGTGAATCCTTCAATTCTTCCATCATACATCAAAATCGGGTCGCCTATGATCCCGTGGGCAGCATTTAGAACTACCCGGTTTATGGTTATCTGCCTATCTATGTATTTTTGCCCCAACAGAATAGCAATATACTCTTGGCTAACACCGGAGAGGGTGACACTCATTGACCCCACTTGAACCTCTGATGTTTCACTTACAGAGGAAATGCCTTGGAGGTGGCTGCTGGGAACGTAAGCATTGCTGGAATAAGTAATACTAATTGGGCTTTCGGTTAGATATACCGGAGTCTCAAAGTCTATTTTAACCAAGTGTGCCATTTGGAATGAATCCTTAGCTAGCTCGGTTATGACATCAGAATGTACGCCACGGCTCATGACAGGGCCTCAACGAAATCAACTTCAAACTTATGAAGCATATCCACCCCAATTGCATACTCTTGGACGTCATTTTTCAGTCTGACGGTGAAAGGAACGTCGTTGTAGGTAACGGTGTCCGTTGTGACGGCCGTGGTTAGAGGGGGAACGATACTTAAATTGCCGTTGCCAGCTCTGTCCGCCGTAAGTTTGTATACTTTGGTGTGACCAGAGAACTTTATGAAATCGCCAGCCTTTAAGGTTCCGGTGAGGCCCGATGATGGGACTGAAACCGCACCAACAGCAGTAGAAGTACAAGTGACTGTCCCACTAACCCCGGTTGCGCTGGTGCTAGCTATTTCAGTGGGCACAACAGTAAAAACCGTGTGCTGTCCTCTCAGTGAGTCGATATAGGCACTCACTGGCTGAAATTCTGTTCTGGTTAGAGGCGGGTAAGACGCACTGAATTCCCACTGTTGACCTGCAACTTTACGAGTTTGTATCCGGCCGTTTACTGACTGAGAATATAAAGTGGGGTCGTTGCTTCTAATGGCTACAGACGCAAACTTGGGGGATACTGGGTATGTCATACTAAGGCAGCCCTTCCACGCTCATTCAATGCTTGATTTATAACACCTACTATTGTACCACGTTGGGATACTATAAGTCTAGTAGCGTCTGATGTGTCAATAGCGTTTATGTTGAACGTAACATTTGCTGTGTTGCCTCTTCCCATATTTTTATTGGACGTAATTTGACCCGACTGGTTGGGTGTAAATAATTCTGGGCCTCTCTCACCTACTAAATATGTTCCTGATCTCTCAACCGGGCCCCCTCTTTCACGAGCACCAGTTATCGATAATCCCTTAGCCAATGCGAATGATGAAGCCATGCCAGCATTAGCTGATATTGCGTTGGCCCCGAACGTAGCTAATGACACTGCGGCTGCGGCTGGGGCATAGGCTGCGGCAATGGCAGCCCCTGACGCGTATGCCGTAGCAACATTAGACGCCGCAAAGAGTTTGTCTTTTGCAAAATTTATCGCGCTTTGCACACCCATAGCAACCAAACCGGATATTACTTCATGGACAATAGTTCTGCCTAAGGCTTTCATTGCATCTGCTCCACTTTTACCAAAGATAAGCATATTAGCAGTTGCGTCCCCTATTCCAGAAGCCAGAGTGCCCCCGGGACCAAATATGTTCAATAGCCTATCGGCCATTTTATCTATGAAAGGAACGGCTGCCTCTTCCATTTCCACCCAGCCTGATTTAAATTTCTCTTTGAAAATGTTAAATGCTTCGCCTTTTCTGGCCATGGCAGCTTCATGCAGTTGTGCATTACGCTCCTCAAAAATAGACGTGACCCGGTTCATTTCATCTTGATTCTTCCTGTGAAGAGCCGAAATTTCGCCCATGCTTCCGGAAAAAGACTCCACTCTGGTTTCAGCTATTGAAAATTCGTTAGCCGTTTCCCTAGCTACCCTTTCATTTTCTTTACTTTTGGCAACTTGATCTATTCTGGCAAATAATTGTTCTACTGCTTTAACAGCCGAACCCGGGTCGCCCCCAAAACTTAATGCCTCAAATTCTTGCGTAGGTTGAAGTTGCTGCTTTGCCGCTGTGACTGCTTTAGGGCCAGTTCCTGACAGCCCCTGATTCGCCAGCACTAAATCTCTTGTGGCCTCCAGTAATTTTAACTGCGCCTCGGCTTTCCCCAGTTCTATAGGGTCTATAAAAATAAGCGGGTCATCAGACATTCTTTGTAGAGCTGATACATGGAATTCCGCGTCTTTTATCTGTCTAGTCAGACCATCAAGGTCTTGGTCTTTACCGCCCAACAACCTTCTAATTGTTGTTAACCCCCCAACAATCGCCAGAATAGCCAGCCTAATTTTAGGACCACCAAGGAAAGCTCCTACGATGCCCACTTGTTGGGCGAAAGCAGGTAATGAGCGGTACGTATCCCACATGGACGAAATCTGCTTCCCGACAAAATCTAGGCCCTCGGAGATAGAGTCAATAAAACGCGCCGTCCCTAGAGCAGAATTTTTAACGAACATAGTTATGGCTTCACCTGCAGCTTTGGCGTTGCTGGCTACTGACTTAGAATCCCCAAATAAAGCTAAAGACAACTCGTTCAATAAGCCTTTAGCTAGTTGGAACGGGCCATTATTCATTAGTTCATCTTGGAATAGAGTCCAGCTTCCCTTGAAGTTTGATAGGGCTCCGTCCATGGTATCCATTTGGTCGGCCATAGCCCCGCCAAATTGGTTGTTGCCAATATCCATCAGATAGCCTTGAATGGCTTCTGAATTTTTAGCAATGGTAGTGGTCACGCCTTGAAAGGTAAGAGATACTTCGTTACCCTGCTGCTTGGCTTTTATGCCAAACTCTTTCAATCGCTCAAATTCGCCAGTGGCGGCATCAGCAACTGCCTCTATCATCTGGTTGAGATCTTTGCCCATGGCTGCGGCCGTGTTGCCGAAAGCTGTCATAGCCTCTTCGCTCGGGTCCAAACCAAAAGCTTTAAGCTTAGTGAAAGCCGAAACTACTTGATCTATCTCGTATGGGGTCCGGGTTGTAAAATCCACCAACCTAGTGAAAGCTTTGTCAGCATCGTTGGCCGAACCAGTGACAGTCTTAAGCTGTATCCTTAGATTTTCTAAAGAAGAAGAAGTCTGGAGAAAGCTTCTAGCTATCAAACCCCCGCCTAGTGCCACCAAAGCACCTTGGAGGCTAAAAATCCTATTTTTAACGTTGGCAGCTGCTCTGCCCACTCCTTGAATGGCCATATTAGCCCGGCGCGCACCAGCAATCGCCCTGCTAGGGTCTACTACGATGCCTAAAACTGCCAGCCTATTTATCGCCATTTTCTTTGTTCCTGTAGTAGGCCACCCAGCCGTTGAATTCTTCTACTGGCATCTCCACCAGTTTATGTATGGGCATCTTCAGCCGATCACCCAAGGTATACAATCCCATGAGCTCAGGGTCGGCTGCTAGTTTCCCTCCATCTCCTCAACACTGGCTGAGGCGGTAATTTCTGTAACCACACGAGTGATTACGTCCGGGTCCACATTGTTCATTAAAGTTACTTTGTCGGACAAGTCAAACACTGAGTTGCCTTGCGCGTCTTTGGCTTTCATGATCAAAGCTCTAACTAGGAACTCCAAATCGTCATTTTTTGCCACTTTCAAGAGCTTACGCTTCTCGTTCATGGTGAACGGGGAACAGTGAATCACTGTATCCCATTCTGAAATCTCGATTTGGCGAATACCCATTCCGTCAAAATGAGCAGTCGCGTTATCGAGTATACTCATGATATGACAGAGGCTACAACTGCGCCATTAGACTCAAAGCCAAAACTAGCTTCAACCATGCCATCAAAAGTAGCACTTTTAGAAACGCTAGTTATAATTGCCGCAACTGAGTATATGGTATCTCCCGAAGCAGCTCCTTCTGGATGCAGCTTTAGTGCTACCTCAGCACCTGCAGACATTGCAACTTGACCAGCAGAGTCGGTCTCGTCCCAAAAACAATTGATTGAGCCTGATGCTGATGTCAAAGTTGATTTTCTGGTCCGAGCGGCATCGCCCATGGTGGTGTCTTCAGTAGTATCGGCAGTCTCGTCAAGAGACCAATCCTTAACCTCTGCCACTGTAGCAGACCCGATTTTAACTAAGCCTTCACTGCCTTTATGATTCGCCATTTTCATTTACCTTATGTTTTGGGGTTGGGGTGGTTTTGGCTGATTTGCCAGTTTGTGGGGCAGTTTCTAACCATCCCTTGAACTTCATGTATTCCACTTTAGAGTCGTGAGCTAAAACAGGCTCACCCCCCTCCGGTGGATAAAGTGTAGTGCTCATTATGCATCCCTCCGATACGGAATGGTTATATTTACCTGATACCAAACGTCAGAAGACCCAACGCTGGCAATTGAAGCCACGCCACAGACGACATCATCAAATGACTGGTCATCAAAGATAGAGGCTAAAGTGTCAGCATATTCCCTGATGGATGCAGTTCCAGTGTTAACCGGGGTAAACACTTGAATAGATATTAATCCCAAATGAATTTTCTTGGAGTTAAGGGCCCTATAATCAGACTGCCCATTCAAAATGGAAAGGCGCACCCAAGGTGAGTTATTGGGGGCATCAAAATCTACGTTTGAGTAATTAACAGTGGTGGTTGTCCAGTTGGCACTGAGCCTAGCTTCAATACTTGATCTCTCATTAGCGAAGGACATTTTTAATTCCCGCTTCTAATTCCAACATAGTGACAGCCACCATTCCGCTGGGCGACTGCTTACTGCTTCCGTCTTCCAATTCGCTGATGTAATCTAGATTGTTGGTAATGTAAATAGCTCTATCGCCGTCACCCCTTTTCACATTGGGCAATTCAGATGATGTATCAGTGGTTGTGCTCAAATCCGGGGACCCAGCACCAATGTTCCAATTAGCCCTTGCTCTCCCGGTATCAACGGGAGTCTTAACCGTAACTCTAGAATACGCATCAAGGGATATTTTCCGGGTGACAAGCTCTAATTCAAGTCCAGATTCTTCAGCAAACTTTTTTAAGTCCAATGAAAAGGTCATCCCATGCGCTCCAAGATAAGCCTGTATGAAGCACCTGCAGGGTCAAAAGTTATCTGCTTGATCTTATAGATAATCGAGCCTCTGGTTATGGTGTCAGAACTATCGGGAACAACGGACAATGCTGAACTAGCAAATAGGGCGGATAGGGAGCCAGTATGCTCCGGCTCAATCCTAGTTTTATCACTCAGACCCGCCGCCCCGAAAGGAGCGATGATAGCCTTTAAAGTGTATGTTGATTCCGGGTTTGATCTTAAAACTCCAGAACTTGCGTGATATACCGTGGGTGTTTTCACGGTATATGTGACCGTTTCTGCTATGTCCCCAGTTGCGGATATGGCAGTTGATACGGCTGACGCAATTGTCTGTCTTAGGCCCATTAGGTTCTAACCACTGTAACTGAACCAAATTTGGCTCTGGAATGAATAGTGCCCCAACCCCTCAACATTTCTTGGACGATTACCGGGAGGACATCTGCTGTGTCTGTTTTGCTGAATTTAATAGACACTGACCCGGCATCAACACTCTCAATTCCCTTTCCCTCAGGCTGGGCCGTTAGGTCAGACACCAAAAGATGTCGGGCAAATTCTGCCGTAGCATTTTGGATTGGTTCCGGGATAATATCTACCGCTACCGAGTATAAGTCGTTGTCTGTCACAGAAGCCCTTGGCCACCGCAGAGCCTGTGCGTCTGTGTTCTTAGTACCTCTCCAAGTAATTCTTTCATCCAACAAACGAGTAGCCATTTTTAGACTGCGCTCTTTGTTGTCAGTAGTAGCCGCCGTCCATGTAGTAACATACAAATGGGTGGCGTGATAAGCATCAGCAGTGGCAACCGTGATGTAGCTATCTGAACTTGTGCCAGCTATCGTAGCGTCTATGGCCATCTTACTTGCTCTCTACCCAGTTGCCTTTTTTATAATTGGCAACTTCGTCTGGATGTACATTAGCATCTCTGCCGTCACGTGTCATTTTAACGTGCTTCGCCTTTTTGGGGGCGGTTTTCTTGATTTCTGCCATGTGTTCAACTCCCATATGATTAAAAAACGGCGGGGGGTTAACCCCGCCTAAAGGGACTTACCCTAGGAGAACAGCAATATTTTCAGATTTCCAAGCTTTCACGCCCCAAGTAGCGGCCACTTCGATCATCTGCTTGCGATAACCTTTGTAGACGCGAATCTCAAAAACGAGACCAGAGTGTGGGTCTTGGACCAGCATAGCATCAACAGCTGCGTCTTCGCCGCCGGGGATTGCGGGAGCGCGCATAGCTAACTCAAGTGCTGACTGATGGAACATGACGTTAGCCGTAAAGTTGTTTCCAACTGTCAGGGCTGCATCATTAGCCGCCGCCGCGATAAGGCCCGGAGCATTAAGAACTACATCACCACCAGCTAGAGCAGTTTGAACAACGTAGATGTTAGCATCGCCATTAAAGGTCACGCAATCACCAGCGATTATAGTGCCAGAACCACCATCAAGAGTAATGACTGTTTGGCCTATGGCCTCAGTTGCTGCGTTGTTGACAACGTAGCTTGTACCTGTGCCTTTGGTGTGAGCCTTGACTTGGGCAGATTCACGCATTGAAACGCCTTGAAGATCAAGTAAAACACCTTGGCGTAAAAGATCGGACCCGCCAGATGTATTAACTTGGTTCAAGCTAGCTAGGTTCCGCATTTTGGTCCCGGCTGAGCTATTCATCACAAGAGCAAGACGCCCATCGTTAGTTACACCACCGTTATCAACGATGATCTGACGAGCTGTAGCTACAGTGTCAAAGTTGGAGGCAAAAGGAGTGGTTCCTGCTGTACCAATGGCGCGTGAAGCACCTTGATATGCGGCAGTCGATAAGTCAGACTCAACTTCGTTTGTTAAAGTACGCATAGCTTGGGATAATTGATCACCATAAATGGTCTCATATCCTGCGCCGTTGTTCACATGACGCATATCTTCGCCAGTCCATGGGATTTGGACAGAACGAGCTTTGCTAATTGTCATGGTTTTGTTGTCGATAGTCTGGTCAGACCCTTCCGGAATAGTCATCGACTCCGAAATGTCAGCAGCTGTAGCTGAACGAGTGTAAGCAGCACGAATAACGCCATTTTTGGCGACTCGCTCTGAACTGTCTGCGTTAATGGTTGAAGCTGGGATAAAGCCTACTAACTCACGGCCAACTGTGTCGGCTGCTTTGTAGATGTCGGCTGCTAGATCTGTTAAGACGTTAGCCATTAGTAATTCCTCAAAAGTTAAGTTTCGAGGACAGTAGCGCCCTCAAATTATAATATCTAGATTCCGCCGGAATCCATAAAGGGTCAGTAACTCCGCTACTGTTAAAAACATTATACCATAAAAAAGTATGGTTAGTCAACTACCTTTCCTCCTTTTTTAGCGAATTGTGACCGGGAATACTGATCCATTTGATCAAAATCAGTCCTAGTAACAGTGGAACCGTCTTTGCCCCCACGGTTGTCGTGGTTGCCCCCCGCGCCGCTAGAAGGAGTAAATAAATGAGGGGCTGAGCCAGTAAGACCTTTGACCCATTGACTCACAGTCATAGGTTCCGAGGAACCGGAGCCGTAAATCACGCCACCTTCTGTATCAAAGGGGGTAGCTTTACCGTCCTTCAACTGGAACACAGACTTGGCCCTTAAGATAACATCATCCATTGCAGTGGCTGCTACACCCTGTTGGGTTGCGCTGTCACGAACCGATGCGTCAATCATAAGACCCTCAAGCTGCCTTTTATGAATATCATTCTCAGATTGAACTTTGCCTATTTCTTCGTTGTGGACTTCGCGCATTCTCTTGGTGCGCTCTTCCAACAATTCGTCTATTTTGCCTGCGTCAATCAACTTTTTGTCGCCGTTATCATTGTGGGCTTTAAGTAGAACCTCATACTGGTCCAAGTCCACATTTTTGAATTTGCCTTGAAGGGTCTCTATGTCTTTGAGCAACTTGACATTATTGGTGCGAAAATCGTCTAACTTAGATTTATCCACCATACCTTCCACATTTAAGTGGTAGGACCCGTCCTTCTCGACATACTCTGATCTTAGTGCCTCAGGCACGTTATCTAGTTCCTGTACTGTAGCTTGTAAAGCCATTTTGAACCTCCGGTTCTTTAGTTGTGCCCCACTGGGGCTTTTAAATATCGTCTAACACTAGAGTGGCGTCATATTTGGTGACGTCAACAGTGCCGTTTGAATTAAGCTTTCTGTCTATTTTGGTTATCATAAGTTTGTACCCACGGGGTAGCAATATTTCCGATTCACTTGCAAAAGAGGACATCTGAGCTACCGGACCTACTTTAGACCCGGTGGGAATAGTGATGTCATATGAAACGTCGCCAAATCCTATGTTGTCATTCCTAGTAGTTGTAGAGCCATAAGCACCGTCAGTCACAATGTCGCCCACTTTGTGGTCCAAGTCTCTTCCTCTGGACCTATAAACCTTAAAAGGGGTGATTGTTGGGGGCCTAGAATCTATGAAATCGTCTATGTTTTCAACGTGACGATTAATACGTACCAAATCATCGTCAGGTATGGATTTTCTGTTTTTCCTGAGGTATTTGTTGATGGTATTAAATGCCGTTAAAGTATACGCGCTTATGGAATCAGAAATCTTTACTGAGACGTCATCCACTGTGGGGACCCTTTGGCCCGTTAACTTCTGAATCAAGTTATTGTATGATGCAACATACCCCCCGTCCGCGCCTGTTCCGTCTAAATTCAAAATCTCGACCTTGGCAGGTTTGGCTGGCTTAGGGGTGTCCGCATACTTCAATTTTAAAGTAGATAGGGAAATAGGGTTGGAATTCTGATCTACTAAATCTTTGAATCCCATCTTTCCCTTTTTCCATAACTCAAACTTACCTGCCCCAAGTACCTCTTTTTGAAAATCCACGCCCTTGGTGTTGAGCCAAGCCTCATAGCCCATTTTAGAGCTAACCTGTCCGTCCATACTAGACCGGGTGGACTCGGGTATTTCATCAAACTTCCGCTTAGAGCCCAGCTCTTCCCAAGATTTAAGTACCGGGACTTGAGTAGAGCGGCAATTCCAATGGGCCGTGGGCCCCGGGAATGTTTTTGTGTTTGGGCGTACGGGTTTAAAAGCCCCCACGGTCCACTTTTTGCCGTCTAGTGATTGGCAAGTCAAACTGGTCCGGGAGTCTAGGGTTGATACCCACTCGATATACTTTACAACGTCCCGGTTGCTCTCATATGTCGCTATTCTAGCTTCGTTGGCCACCACTTGAACTGAAGTTCTAACAAGGGCCTCCGCTTTATTTCTGGCCGTCTGCATTAAGCCGTCTTTATACCTTAGGGACTTGGTTCCCCTCACTCTGGTTATGATTTGGCTTGTGCTTTCACCCGACAACATGGACTGCCGGATGATATTTTTGAATCCGTTCTGTAGAGAGTCAGCTTGGCCCGTCCACCATTCTCGGCTAGGGGCCCCTTGAATGAGGGTATTAGAAGCTATAGACCCCAACATCTGGTCAGACATTCCTACGCTCAAAACCTTTGCTTTAATAGACCCATTTATAGCGGACACCGCTTGAGACTCTGCAACCCCAGCCACGCTAGACAAATTGGTTGCTTCCTTGGCATCGATCAAAGCATAAGATTCAGAGATGGTCTTTTTGGTCTGGGCCAATAGAACTTTCATGCGCTTTCGCTGAAGGGGGATAGAATTAACCTCCAGACTTGAATTTGCTAAAGTCTTGACAAGGCTTTTTTCTAAAATCTTCAGTTGTTTAATTACTTGTGATTTTAAAGACGCCTCTAAGCGAACCAGATCAACTGAATGGCCCGTTATGGCGTCCAATACTTTATCGTTGACCGTTGCCATTTCTAAACCTCAGTGGGTGCTTCCGATTCCAGATCATCCATTGCGCCCATTTGGACATCTATTCGGTCACGCTCTTCTTCAATAGTAACATCAGGAGGAATAACTTCACCCCGTTTCATGTTCCACAACAAAGACTCATGACTGATTGCTCCAGACTGCCATAGGCCCATTAGTGCGACCATATCTTGGGAACCTATCACACTATCTGCAAAATCAGTATTGAGAGTAATTGTGATCTCAGGCCCCCCCTCCCACTCTGACATCATGTTTAAGGATTTGCTCAAAGCCTCTTCAACGGATTTCACGGTTCGCATTAATACTGAGGCTTCAGAGTTTTGGCGGAGCTTGACGGTTTCGGTGGCTTCAACTCCATTTTTCTGTCCTTCTAATAGCTGTGCGCCCAAAGAGGCCATCATTGACCGTTTCTGTTCCATTGCTGTGTCTAGAGCTGCTAAACCACTGCCACTGAACTCTAGATAACCTGCTCTTGAAGCCGAATCTGGGAGGACCCAAGCTGACTCTGCTCCAATAGATAACTCAGAATCAACATCTACCCCGGTAACATAGGGGGTCGGTAAAGCAGTAAAATGTCGCCCATGTTCTAGGTCTGCCGATGTGCGATAGTGAGATAGGTTCACGTCCGCTAGGTTCAAAAGAGGTGGGGCCTTGGGGTTCAGATTAAAACCGTCCACCGTTAGAGAAACGAAGGGTATAGAATCGAGGGCAGCACCTCTTTTACTTGGAGCAACCTCTTCGTATATTTTCCACTCGCCTTTGGTTTTGCGCCAAATTCGAACCAGATATCTACCTTCCTCCAAGAGAATTTCCCTGTACTGGGTTTCGTACCTTGAGCTATATTTGTCGTTGACATCCATTTTGCGATACTGTTCCATCAACACAATGGTATCATCCATCCAGTTGGTGATTTGCTCTGTTGGGTATCCAACAAGGTAAGGCCTAGAACCGTTATGCTCAACCAAAACCCCTTGCCTACCACAAAGCAACTGTTCCGTCAGCATATAATAGATAAATTCGTTGAGATTCATCCCAGTGGTTGTGACGTCATCCATCCATTCGTCTGGAGCACCTTCTACTACCGGGTCAATTCGCATCACCGCCCCGGCCAAACCGTGTATGGTCCTCTTCACAGTGTTGTAAAAGCTGGCTCTCTTCATATACGCTGCGTATGAGGCGTCACTTTGAGAAGATAGTTTGGGCAGATATTCAGTTCTCTTTTCCTTTACGGCATCTTCTCCGTCAAAAGTGTCACGACATCTTGACCACTGGTCTATCTTCTCATCGTACCGGGGGTGCTTGCTTTCTATGCCCATATTAAATTCCCACTACCTTCGCTATTTGAGGTTTTCTATTTACCACAGGGTATCGCCTGTGTATGAAGTACCCGCCAGAATCTGGTAGGTGGTCATGACCAGAGCTTTTGTCCGGGTCGCCGTTATCAGTGTATGTTTGCTGTTCTAGGCATAACGAGTACTCAGGACACTTCTCAACATTGACCATATACTTGCCTGTGACAAACGCACTATTCATTGAAATCACTCTGTCTCTGACAAAGGGGTTGGATTTTGGGGCATCTACCTTGAAATTTGCTTGCTTCAATAGAGATATGTCGGATTCGCTGGCGTTATTAGACTTTCGACTATTGCCACTGGCATCAGGGTAGATGATGATAGAGGACCCAGCATACCTCTCTTTAATGGTTCTGATCATGGCGGGGGTGTCTAGGACCCCAGTTATTTCGTCTACGGCCAAAGCTTGACCTTTTCTGATAACATGAATGACCGCCGACATATTGCCCACGTTGAAGTCCATTCCGATGTGGACAGGTTCAGAAGCCGACCTGTCCCACTCTGAGTCGGTATTGTGTTGGTCCCGGTCAAAGGAATCATACACAGAACCCGTGGTTAGGTTGACGAATTTCCCTTCAATGTATGCCTCAACCAAGTTGGCGGGGTAACTGTCTTTCAGCCCTTGGATGTAATCATCAGGCAAAAATGGGTTCGCCCGGGTGGATACTCTGATATATTTATAGTCGGGCCCGGGGTTCTTTTCCCATCGATCATAGGCAAAATTAAACCCTTCCGGGGTGGTATAGGCCGATACTTGGTTGGGGAGTCCTTCAGCTTTAAAACGATTTCTGGCTATGATTTTCTGCCAAACCGCTTCAGCGTGTTTATGCCTGAGGGTGTCAATTTCGTCCACGTGGCTTCTGAAGGATTCATAACCGACTATTCGCGCCGGGTTGTCCAAAGTGCGCAAAATGAAGATGCCATACTTTTTGGTATAGATTATGTTTTCAGATTTATTGTAAACATACTGTATCTTATATTCATCCAATTTCTCCTCAAGCCGGGGTGCTAGAATGAGTCTAACCAAGTCATAGGTGGGCTCATAACACGCCACCGGGCCCTTGGGACACATGAGTTTATCGGCAATGGCGCGCTGGGCCAGAACTTCGGTTTTACCGGAGCCAAAACCACCTATAAAAGCCGGGTACTTGCACGACAGGTTGTGGAAATCGAGTTGAGGATGTGTAACTGTGAAATCAAGATTCACTGTCTTTGGCCTCAACCACGTGGAATGTGATTTTATTGACTGGGGTGTCCTGTTCCGGGAGATAATCCTCTATAAACTTGGACATCTCGGTCAGAACCCCTTTCATATTTGCGGCGTCAAATTTCCGGGCTTGAACTTGGTTCCCTTCTTTATCTGCGCCCAAAGGGACGGCAACTTCGCCCATCAACATAGGCATAAGATTCATGTATTGAACCATAACATATTCTTTAGTTATATATCCAACCGTGGCTTGGTGTTGCTGTTCTGAGTTTATGAAGGCAGCCGTTAGGGGGTGTCGGAGCATTTTGATGCCGTTAGAGGCTAGTTCCCCAGCTTCAACGGCTGCCTGTCTGTGGTCGTACGTTACCAAAAAAGAATATGCAAAGGCTTTTTGAGAGGGAGTTAAGTCATCCCAGCCATTTTCTTGATTACGTTTTACGAGTTCTGGGTCCAATGGTTTACCTTTTTATGACAAGGGGTAGAAGCCAAGGCGCATTCATTCTCAAATCTTTTATGAGCGCACAATGCACCCGTTGGGCTAAAGCAACAGGGGTATTTAAAAGTTCTCTCTCCAACCTAAGCTCTCTAGCCTTTAATGCTGCCTGAGACTTAAGGTCATATTCAGTTAGGGCCGTCATTTTCCACCAATCGTTCCTCAGCACATTATAACATACGGCAACACATGGGCACAAGCAACACACGACTCAGAATGCAACACATGATTCAAAACAAAAAAGGTCCTACTTCCGGGCGAGTACAGTGGACCAGCCACAATGCGCGGAGGACGGGTCCTTTAGCCGAGAGAGACCCCACCCGGTCCGGGGGAAATAGTGCCACCAAT